GGGCGGTTTCTACGGTAACGGCGGTATGCCTAAAGGCATTCTACAGCTGCAGGGCACCATTCGCGACGCGGACCGCGTTAAGCAAATCGGCCGCCAGTTTGACGAGCTGAACAAAGAACATAAGGGGCGGACCGCCGTGCTGACTGAAGGCGCGGAGTACAAGCCGGTTGCTGCGAACTTTCAAGAATCGCAACTAATCGAGAGCTTAAGGTTTAGTGTTGAGGAAATTTGCCGCTTGTACCTGGTCCCCCCGCACAAAATCGGCCACATGGAAGGCGCAGGCTACGCCAACAGCATCGAGGCGCAGAACGCCCAGTTTATTAGCGACTGCATCCGTCCGCTGGTCGAGGTAATCGAAATGGAGTTTAGCAATAAGCTGCTTAAAGGTAGCAGCCGCTTTGTGCTGGACATGAAAGCGCTAATGCGTGGCGACATCAAAACCGAAGTACAGCGTAACGTAAGTTACTGGAACATCGGCGCCATGAGCGCTAACGAAATCCGCCGCACGGAAGGGCTACCCCCAATCCCAGGCGGCGACGAGTATAACAAGCCTATGCACATGGCTAGTAATGACCAAAACAATGGAGAAGGAAATTCGGACGCAAGCGATAGCGAAGACGGACAGTAACACCGTCGAAGGCTACGCGCTTAACTGGAACGAGTACGACATGGGCGCTTTTGTCGAGCGCATCGAGCCAGGCGCCTTGGGCGACCTGCGCAGCTACGACGTACACGCCTTATATAACCACAATTACGACCAAGTGCTAGCGCGGTCGAAGTACGGCGAAGGTACCTTGGCCCTGGAGCAAGACGACAACGGTTTGAAGTTCCGTTTTGATTTGCCCGAAACCACAACCGGAAACGAGGTACGCACCCTGGTAGCCCGCGGCGACGTGGACCAGGCGAGCTGGGCCTTTACCGTAAAGAAAGAACGCTGGGAAAACGTCCGCAGCGAAAAGCCCGTGCGAATCATTGAGGCAATCGGCGAAATGTACGATATTAGCCTCACGCCGCGCGGAGCCAACCCGACTACGTCCGTAGCACTACGGTCGCTAGAAGAAGCCCTAAAGGCTGAACAACCCGAACAATTAACCCAAAACCCCGAACCCGTGGAAAATCACGAACAAGAGGCAGAAGTACGCGCCAACGCTTTCGTAGACGCGTCTGCTGTGCAGGGCAAGCTTTCTAAATCAGAGGAGCGCAACCTTGCCAAATTCAGCCTTATTAAGGCTATCAACGAAGCCCGCAGCGGTAAGCTTACCGGCGTAGAAGCCGAAGTAAACCAGGAAGGCATGAACGAAAAGCGCAAGCTTGGAGTAGAGGCACGCGATATGCACGCTATCAACCTGCCCGAGATGCTGCTTAAGCGTACCCAAACTGTAACCGGCGGAACCGGCGGTAACTTGGGTGGCGATTTGGTCTTCACCGACCCAGGACGTTACATCGACTTTTTGTACCCGAACACCCCGCTTTTGTCGCAGGTATCGGTAGCCGAAAACCTGGTTGGTAACGTAGATTTCCCGAAGCAAACCGCTGCCTATAACCTTAACTGGCAAACGGAAACCGGCACGGACACTGCTCAAGACCTTACTTTTGACAAGGTAACTATGTCGCCCAAGCGTGCGGTTATTACTGCTTCAATGTCAAACCAGCTGCTCCGTCAAGAGTACAGCCGCGGCATCGAGCAGCGCATTATCAACCAGCTCAACCTTTCCTTTAACAAAGGCTTGGAAAACGTAATTCTTAACGGTACTGGTTCTAGCAACCAGCCCAGCGGTATCTACGTAGAGCTTGCAGCTCAAGCTTTGACTATCGGAGCTATCGACTACGCCGACCTTATCGCTTTCGAAAGCGCTTTGGCTAACGCCGACGCTTTGACTGGTAACCTGGCTTACGTTACGCACCCCGCCGTTTTGGCTAAACTGAAGCAGACCAAACTTGACGCTGGCTCGGGTCGTTTCCTCGTTGAGGGTACGCTTTCACCAGTTCAAACTGCTAACGGTTACAATATCCTTTCGACGACCTTGTCGCCTATCTACACGACCCCGAACCCGGACGAGTACGGTATGATTTTCGGTAACTGGTCTGACGTGCAGGTTGGATTTTGGGGCGGTGCTACCCTTATGGTAGACCCCTACACCAACATGAAGTCGTCAATCGTTGAGGTTTACCTTGAGCGCTTTATGGACGTAGCCGTACTGCGCAATGAGTCGTTTGCTATCGCAAAAGATATCACTATCTAAACATGGTAACGGTTAGCAGTTATACGCCGATTTCGGTAAACCTTACCGAACTTAAGGCCTTTTGCCGCGTAGACGGTAGCGCAGACGATGCGCTACTAACTATGCTTTTCGGCGCAGCGGTCGAGGAGTTTAACAGCTACACCGGCTACCGTTTAGGTGCTACAACTGTAACAGTGGACACCACGGGGGAAGCGAGCTATACGCTCCCCCTGGGTCCCGTTACGGCTATTACTAGCGTTACGGCATACGACGACGAAGGCAATGGCACTACCTTGGCCTTATACACGGATTACGATTTCATCAATACCGTAATTACCCTGGATGAGGTACCCCCGCGTATGCGGATTATTTACACCTGCGGCGACACCAACCCGCCCGCAGACATCAAACACGCGCTGTACCAACGCGTTAAATTTGGTTACGACTACGGCGACGACCTGCCTTACAATACAAACCGCTTTTTTGACCGCCTAGCATTCCGCTACCGCCAAAACTTTAGCTAATGCTTGACCTGCGCGTAGAGCTTTTTCAGCCGACAACTGTACCCAACAACAGCGGCCAGGTAATTAAAGCCTGGGCCAGCGCTGGTACATTTTACGCCGAGCGTATCGTGCAGGAAACCGCAGGAACGGAAGCCATGCCATACGATCAAATGGTAAGCAGCGCATTCTACACCTGGCGCTTGCGCTACCCAAACACGGTAATGCCTAACTGGCGGCTGGTTTACAATAACGAGGATTACGACATAGTTAGCGTAATCCCCGAAGGGCGTCGCCGTTTTATACTGGTCAAAACCCGCCTGCGGGACAATGGCACGCGGTAAAACAATTTACCTGCGAAGCGAAAGCGGCAGAGTAGAAGATTTCGACCAATTCCGGCAACGGCTACGCAAGTTAGCCACATCGGAAAATTTGCGTTTTAAAGAGCTTCGGCAGCTACTAAAAAGGGAAGCTGCCCCGCTAGTGGAAAAAGCCCGGCAAGAGGCTTACAATGACGTTAAAACAAAGTCCAGGCTAAAGCTGCGGGGCGGCACAACGGCTACCAAAAAAGACAAGGGCGCTTTTTACAACCTTTATAAGTCCATCGACGTTTTCGCAAACAAAGGAACGGAAAAGGCTTACGTAGTAGTGGGCCTGCGCAATCAAGACCGGAAAGGCGCATATTACGCCAACTGGCAGCTGTTCGGTGGCGTGCGTCCCGGACGAAAGAAAAAGGGAACGACCATAGGCCAGCACCGCAGGCAGCTGGTAAACTACAGCGGCAAAGGACTGCCCGCAAAGGCATTTTTTGACAAAGCGCTAGCTGGCAGCGACGTACCCGAAAAGGCAGCGCTAAAAATTACTAACTTTGTACAAAAGCGTATTAAAGCACACCTGCGGTGAATTATCTACAGTACATATATGACGCGGTAAACGCCAGCACGATCGTGCCGGTTTACTCGTATGCAGCCCCGCAGGGCGTAGCTGAAGATTTTATCGTAATACAGTTAGGCGGCATCGAGGTTACCGAAACCAAAGACGAGTACAAAGCCGAGCGCGTGAGCGCTACACTTTTTATGCATTTCGCTAGCGCAGACACAGCCCAGGCACAGTTAAGCCAAATACGCCACAACCTGCAGCACTACCCACGCGTAATGCCGCTGTACGAGCAGTACGTAATGAGCGACCTTGGCACGCTTGAAGGCGAGGACTGCGCGGCCGAGCAAATGGGCGTAGCAGCCCAAACCACGTTTACCCTGGCCTACATGGACGGGGCACAATTTTTCTACAACGAAGACGACGAAACCGTAATACTTGCGGCAGATTTCACTTTTTTAATCAATTACTAAAATGGCTACATTAAGCGGCGGCGAAGTTCGCCTTTTCATGAGCGTGGACGGCGGAACGACCTACAAAGCGTTTGCGTCGGAAACC